AAACTTCTCAATGTACGTAAGAATAAGGGACGCGCTTAAAACTACTGGCACGATAGATCAGGCAATCTGTTATACTTGCGGTAAGTTATGCGACGTATGCGGTAATGATTGCGGGCATGGAATTGCAGGACGTACAAACGGTATCGAGTTTGATCCTGATATTTGCCGGTTTCAATGTCATTATTGTAATGGCGAGAAAGGGGGAGAAGCGCAGCTTTTCAAGGCTAGGTTAATTGCAGAGAACGGTCAAGAATGGTGGGATCGTAAACAGGCACAGAAAAGGGAGTACCTTAAGACATCCGATGAAGTGTATCGTCTAATGAATACCGAATGGTTAAGACGAATAAAAGAATTAAAAGAGGCTTTCAATGGGTAAATGTATTTACTTCAAAAAAGGATCATGTATCAACAAATACGCATGTAAGGACAAAAAGAAAGAGGGTGGCTATCAGATTTGCAAAGTAAGCGGGGTTTTACAGAGCGATGTCATAAGGGCAAAGAATAATCCTCCAGTGCTGTATGATCAGAGATATTAAGCTTGACAAGTTGGGTGGGTAGTAATATAATGGAGTTATCCTCCATGAAGCGCAACCCCTCGATGCGTGAAACGGGGAAATATGCAGTGGTTTGGGTGACGGCAGTCCCGACAAGGAAGCAAGGCCTTGAGTGTCAAAATGAAGGTGGTTCGACTCCACAACACTGCGCATAGAAAGGGGAGTACATGAAATCAACTCAAGAACAATTAGCACAAGGTAGACATAACAAAGGCGAGACGGTTCGGGTTGTCGCTTCTGCTTTGGGTCTTTCGCCTCAAACAATAAGCTATGCAGAAAACAAGAATCTTTCCCGAAAGATGGTATCTGAAAAGACCATAAGACGGCTTGCGGAATACTACGGGCTTGATGGCGAGAAGATCGAGGCGCAGTATATAGACGAACAGGCAGCGCGAAAGGCTAAAAAGAATGTCAAAAGTAATTAAAAATCAAACCGTCTACGACAGAAAATTACAAATTATTAATTGCATGGAAGGTAAAACAACCGTGCAAATATGTAAAATTACAGGGCTTACCGCTTACATTATAAAGAACATGGTCAAGTTAATGAGAATTAAGGGAATCAAGTTCAAGAACTCAAGAGGTAAAAACCGGTCGCATAAATGGTCGCTTTTAACATCGAAACAAAAGATATATGATATACTTAAAAGTGAACTAATCGAAATTGAGGTTTGCTCAAAATGCGGTGCGACAAATAACTTTCATTTCAGCCATGGAATTAAAACAGATATTTGCCGGTCATGTTACAAGGCAAGCAGAGGGTTAAAGAGTGAAAGGGAGCCTAGTCAATACAAAGACAAATTACAGCATAACGGCGCGCCATGGTTTATAATCACGAGCGATTTACAGGGCATGTATCTACGGATAGAAGAACAAAGGCTACCAAAAAAATATGAAGTTGGTGCTGATGGATTTACACGCGAACGTATAGAAGATCAAAGAGATGGCGAAATAAGGAAAAGAGCAGAGGCGGTATCATAGGGTGAACTTCCAACAATTGCAAAATAAATACATAGAGTCAAGGAAAGAGGCAGACTTTAATACCTTGTATAAATATGTATTACATTATGCAAAAGGAAGTATATCAAGCAGATTAAAGAAAGCCGGTATTTATGACGAAGCGAAAGCAGAGGGTTTTGCGGTGACCGCGACTAATAACTTTATGATAATGTATCGAAAGCCTGAATGGGTTTGTAATCATTTCAATACAAGATTTGGGTTATCTATTCGAGACGTACTATATAATAAACATCGGGCAAATGATAGATTTTACTACGATCACAATACAGAAATGATTGGAGGGGATACCACAAGCAAAGAAAAACAAGAGCCGGTTGATATTATGATTCTGCTTGAAGATGATAAAGACAGGACAAATATCTTAATGGCGGTTTACAAGGCAAGGACGTTCCGGGGCTTTGTTCTTACGGTTTGTGAGATAAAGGGTCGGTCATGGGTAGAAAATAACGCCGTCCAGGTGTATACTCTTTATAGGTGTACGCGTCATGGGTAGACCAAAGATAAAGGACAAGAAAGAAACTTTATCCGTGAAACTGCCTCCAGAGCTTAAGGCATGGTTAGCTGCACACTGTCAGGAATCAGCACAGAGCGCGGGGGAAATTATAAAAGAGCTTTTAGAGTTTTATCGGGGGTTAAAGTGAACGATAAGAAATCAATCGGGAAAGAGATCCTCTACTGGATAGATAGGGACGAACAATATACGCGGTTACTCATTCCATACGCTTTATCAGTAGGGGCGATCACGGAAGATGAAGCGGAGAAATGCAAAGCCGATCTAAACGCTTATTACGCAGACAAACCAAAGACAAAGAAGAACGAGCTAGGGAACCTTATCCCGTCAATCGGGTTTGCTATGACAAAGATACTATACAATATAGTCGACCAGCTTCCGCAATATCAGGCATATGATACCACTCTATATGCTCATGACACAAAGATAATCAAGTCTTTCGACAAAATGGGTACTATGGCATACTACAGTATGGTAGACTCTTTGCAGACCATGGGGTTTATTACTAAGGGGAAACACGATAAAAAGAAAACGTATACGATTAACTTCAAGGTGATTGAGGAAGCTATAAAAACGGCGAAAAAATCTGATAAAAACAGGGAATTACAGAATGCCTAAAATGGTCAAGGGCATGACGCTTAACCCTAACGGGCGACCGATAGGATCAATTTCATATAAAAACAAGATTATGCAAGCGTTCCTTGACCTTATGGAGAAAGAGGTACAAGTAAAGGACAGCGAAGGGAACGAAACCGGCGAGACGGCTATATTCTACGATGCGTTTCTTGAGAGGTTTATGACCGATGCTTTATCAGGGAAGTTCGCAGCACAGCAATTCTTTGCCGAAAGGTTACTAAAGCCGGATATACTGGAAACGGTTGATACATATATAAATCGGGGAGCTAGAGAAGATAACGACTTCCTTTCATACCGGATTTATAAAGAATGCCATGATATCCAGCAGCAAATACTATTATCTAAGTCAAAGTATATTTACCTTATGGCTGGCAGACGATCAGGCAAAAGCGCTATTGATGACATGAAAGGCACAGAGAAGGCAATTACTAAGTCAGATGCACGAGTCCTTTATATTGGACTATCATTCACGCGGTGCCTTGAATTGTTCTGGATACCGATACAAAACAGATTAAAGAACCTTGGGATAAAGCCGAAAGAGTCGCGCCGAACGGAAGGGCTTATAATACTTCCGAATAACAGCGAAATTCATTTTGTAGGGAATACAACCGTTGACGAACGGGACAAACTTCGGGGCAGTCAGTGGGATCTTATAATCATAGACGAAGCACAGAGCCAAAAAGCTTTAGCAATCCTAACCGAAGAAATACTAGAACCTACGCTCATAGACCGCAAAGGACAGATGATGTTTTCAGGTACCGGACCGAAGATAAGGGGAACATATTGGGAATCTCTTTGGTCGGACGTAGAGAAGCATAGGGGTGCGCGGTTCAATTGGTCTATTATGGACAATCCTTTCATACCTGACTATCAAACGGTGCTAGAGGAAATCAAGGCAGAAAAGGGACTAACAGACACAAGCCCGCTATTTATCCGCGAATACATGGGAAAGATTTGCTATGATGATGACGCGCTAGTCTATCGCCTTGGTGATGCTAACTATTTTACAGATGCTGATATACCCGCGTGGATTAATAGCCAACCGATAACGGATATAAAGTTTACCGCGGGGTTAGACTACGGGTTTGAAGATTCTGACGCATTTTGTATTGTTATGTTTAGTTCATCGAAGCCGGAAAGATTCTTGCTTTATGAATACAAAGGGAACCGGACAGGTGTAACCGAACTAGCCGAAGCGATGAAAAAGGGAATCGCCTATATCGAGAATCATCCTGCATTAACTGGCATAAGTAACAAGTTCTTTTATATCTACGCAGATACGGCGGGCGGGGTTAAGAAGATATCGAGCGAATTTAACAGCCAGTTTAATCTACCAGTTATAGACGCGAAGAAAGACAACAAAGATTTAGCTGTCGAGGTTCTCCAGGATGAAGTAAGACGCGCCGTTTTTAAGGTTAGACCGGAAGGAATATTTGCCGATGAATCGCTTAAGACGGTTTTTGCACGAAATGAGAGGGACGAACTGACCAGAATTATAGATGACGATGCCTTTCATCCTGATATGGTAGACGCTCTTTTGTACTCAATGCGCTTTGTGTGGATTAATTATCTACAGAAATAATCAACTTTATGCAGAATACATACTCTTAAGTGGCACTATATAGGGTATGGCATTACAAACATTATTCAAATTATACGGTCAAATACGAGAAGCAGAGAAGAAACAAAAAGCACTAGACAAATTAAAAGCCTCACCTCTTAACTATGGGATACTACGCGAGCTGATTAATTCGGCAGCGCATGGGGTAGATATCGAGGTTAAATTGGTTGACGGTACGACCTTAACAATGAAACCGGAAGTTAAAGCAATGAAACTGCCAATGTACGGGGAGTCTTTTTAATGACAAGAACACAAGAATACATACTTAAAGATATAAGTCAGATGGAAACGTACTTGTCTCGACGCGAGATGAAGTACCGAAGAAACTACAACCGATATTATAATAATGGGAACCGACAGGAAGATATCTGGGCGATCTATGGAAACGTGTTAGCGTATGCCAATCAGTTCGAAACTACTGGAATCCAGTTGCCATATCTCAATATTCTGCGATCTTGCGTTGATACCATGTTGTCAAAGCTATCACAAACAAAAGTTAGACCTTTCTTTAATCCGGTAAACGGGACGTACAAAACTTCTAAGGTCTGCAAGAATGCACAAGTATTTTTTGACGAATACTACGATAAACAAGACATATATAAAAAGCTGATTGCATCGATGGGGGATGCTCTTGTATTTGATATGGGTGTTCTTTGGATAGATGACGAAAGCGCGAATATATCAAGAATCCCCCCATGGGAGTTTTATTTCGACGCTGGGGAAATGAGCATCGGGAAAGTAACACGGTGCGCGGTTATTAAAAAGCAATACCCTTTGATTGCATTGCGTGATAAGATAAAGAAAAATTCGGCATACTTCACAGCATTAGAGAATTCGCCAAATGCTTATGTTAATTATAGACGGTATTACGATCTGATCGGAAAGATGGAGTATCAATACATCGGTACTGACAAGATAGCAGAAAGAAAGATTGATTTTACCGAAGCGCCGTTTGTGTGGATTTATTATAAAGACCCGATCAAGGGCGCTTTTTCTGATTCAATGATGGATGCAGTCTATCCGATACAAAGAATGATTGATGATTTGACTTATAAGATCGCAACGGCTGCCGAACTTTCTCCAACCAATACAATATTCATTCCGAAGGGTTCAGACATCAAGGCTAGCATGTACGCTTCAAGCCGTATCGGGGATGTATTTGAGTATAATATCGCGGGCGCAGGGTCTAATAATCCAATCACGGTTGCAACACCTCCGGCAATAGACGGGCAGTATATCCAGCTTTTAGAACTGTTCGAACAGAAAATGTACAATCTTACGGGAGTATCTCAATTATCAGCACAGAGCAAAAAACCATCTGGACTTAATTCAGGGGTCGCGCTCGATAC